TAGATGCTGGTTTAGCTTTGAATAATCTCGTTCTGCTTTGTTTTTAAAAAACTTAATTCCTCTATCTCCCATTGGAAAATAGTAAGAAGAAATTCCATGAACACACTTTACAATATCAGATTTACTCGGTAAGCAAGCAGTTTGCATTTTCTAATTTCAAAAAGGAGTAAGTATAATTAGTATTAGTATCGGAATTGTAAAATGTTACATTAGATATTTTTCCAACAATAAGATATTCCGAATCCATATCAGGTTCTAGTGCTTCTAATGTAGATTGTACTTCTACCATTGTATCACACTTAATTACTTTGTCAACAATTAAATTATCATCTTGAACAACTACTACGAACATAATGTTTTCCTTATTGTTTAATAAAACCAACGGATGAAATTTTAACACTCTTAGATTCGCCAGGAAAAAGAATTACACCTTGTTTTTCCCAAATTTTAATCCCCTCATGTTCTTTATATGCAACAAACGGACAATTGCATATCTTATAATAGTCAACAAGCCAATCTTTACCAACTTGCCTCAAAGCATATTTACAAGCCTTAATTCCAGAAGTAGCATCAACATGCAAACTAATACTAGAACCAGTTCCTAGTCTGTGTAATTTTACTAAATAAATTTTCATAGTCCGCGAATCTTTAAGTAAAAGTGAGTGACAATCATTATTATTCCTGAACATAAAATTATAAACGATTCTAATAAACCGCCGCAAATACAACCTAGCATATAGTGTACTCATTTTTATTAATTTTAATCCTAGTAATATTATTTAGATCATAATCACGAAGAATTACTTCGTTTTCTAATCCTTGACGACTCTTTTTAGCATACTCCCAAGGTTTAATCTCCTTATTGGGAATCCTACCCTTATTATCAAAGTAGTTAGATTCTCCATTTTGGACTTTAACCTCTAGGTAAAACTTATCTTTATGTTTAACTAGTGGAGTACCAACAACTCTTTCTCCCCAAGCTCTTTTTTCTGCTTTAAAATCATTGGTTTGCCCTTCCTTAATAAGAGCATTATTTACTGAGTTTTCATAATTAAACCCAATAGCACCAGAAGTCTTAGAAATCTTCTTTAGGCCAACAAAAGGATTACCAGCTTTAATTTTTGGAGTAGTAACACTCTCAATAGAAACAAACGTGGTTCCCTTAACTTTACCTAGAAGATCTACTAATTCTGCTTGATTCAAAGTTTTCATTTCAATTATCCTTTTGGGGTGAGTGACTTATACTATAATTATACACTACGATTAAGATTTGTCAAACTTCTTTTCTAAATCTTTTTGAATGTCTTTAATAGACTCTCTATTTTTGTGCATTCTTTCAATTGTGGCTAACGGTACATTATGACTATTTCTAGTAGCACATTCTTCTGGATTATTCTTCCACTTAGTTTTAGGCTCTACTAGCTCCCATTCATAACCATTTTTAGTAGCCAAATCTACATACTTATAAAGAGTCCAAGCATTTAGATTACAGTTACCAACAATCAAAACATCCATTCCGTTAAACATAGCCATAGCAAATTGACCATAATTCCATTCATGGGCTGCCGTTAGGTAATTAAACTCCCAACCATATTCACCATTCTTCATAAAGAAATCATCAGTTGTAAAAATTTCACAACTTAATCCATTAAGTAGGCATTCTTTCTTTATTTTTTCTGCTAAGGTTGTCTTACCACTACCAGGAATACCAACTGTAAAATAAACTTTTTTCATATTATTCTTTCGTTGAACATTGTTCAAATGAAGGTTCTACAACTTTACTTTCCTCAACTATTATCCACTCATTATTAATTTCTGTTAGTATGGCAAAATGTATACGAACAGCTAAGCAGTTATTACATACTTCAAATTGAGTACTACCAAAACTTCTAAAATCACCCGCTGGACCATGTTTTGGCCATCTGTGATTTTCACAATTTTTATAGTCACACTTTTTAATATCCGTATTATACACTATTCGTCTGCTCCAAAAGTTTCATCCCATTCTTCTTTTGTTACACCAGTTTTAATAAACTCTCGTTCATCTGCCGAAAGATTAGGAAAAGCTTCTTGTAACAATTTACCATTATAGTAAGACATATATTCTTCTTGAGTACAATTAATATTACAAGTATGTACTTTTCCAGTAAACATTGAAGTTCGTGTAATTAACATTATCTTCCTAACTTTTGTGGAATATTTCTTTCGATTTTTCTATCACGCATTTCCCAATTATAATCTAATAAATAAATATTGTCAATCTTTTTTACTAAAAAAGAGTATTTATTAATAGACAACCAACAAACTCAATCTTGGAGCGATTATGAATAATGATTACTATGGAGTAATTTACAAACTAACTAACAAAATTAATAATAAAATCTATATAGGACAAACAAAAACAAAGCCGCCTATAAAAAGATTTTATTCTCATGTATATTTTTCTAAATCAAATAATAAAATGATTATTTCAAGAGCAATAAATAAATATGGAAAGTCTAATTTTAGTTTTGAAATAATAGAATATTGCTTTTCTCAAGAACAATTAAATCAAAAGGAAGGCTTCTATATTAAAAAATATAATTCAAATAATCTATCTTTAGGATATAATCTTAACGATATAATAGATGGTAAATGGAAACACTCTAATCAAACTAAGGAAAAATTAAGTAAAATTAAAAGAACTAAAAAATATTTAGATATATCTTCTAATAATGGTAAAAAAACTAAAAACACAAAACTAAAAAATAATTCTTCTATATATATTGGTGTTTCTAAACGTGGTAATAAATGGTGTTGCTCAACAAAACATAATAATAAACATGTATATCTAGGAGTATATGATTCTGAAATTGATGCTGCATATGCTAAAGATATATTTGAATTAAATAATTTTAATGAATATTCAATATTAAATTTTCCAGAATTAAAAGAAAAATATCTTAACGGGGAAATTAATCCCATTAGATCAAAACTTCATGATCGTATTCAGAAAGATAAAAAATCAGATAGCAAAATTGTTGGAGTATCATATTCTAATATTAGAAAACGATGGTGTTTTGATCGTAAAGGATATAAATTTAAATGTTTTAAGACTAAAGAAGAAGCTGAAAAACATGCCGAATTAGAATATAAAACTAATCAATAATAGAAGGAACGTTTCTTCTTTCTTGTCGTGGATACATTTTCCATTTATAATCTAGTAAATAATTATGTGAATTTCCTATTAAATTAAATTTATTTTTACTAAAGACTAATTTTAAAAAACATCTAATTCCAGGAATAATTTCTCCAACCCTGTGTATACAAAATTGATCTAGTTTAATTAAAGAATTATCTGGATAAGTTATATTGTTTTTTTCATCAATTTTGTTTTCAATTTCTTTTAATGCTAATTCATCATCTTTTGATAAAGTTAATTTAGTACTATTAAAAACTGTTGGTTGAACATTTGACCAAAGATAAATAGTATCGTTATCCTTATAAGAATCACTATGCCAACCTCTTCTATTAAATCCACGACTTTCTTTTTGATAAAGATTTTTAGCGGTTAAATAAATATAATGATTATCATAATAAGACCAGCCATGATCCTTAAGAAAATCTTCTTCACAAGCATAAATTAGCTCTAAAAAAGGATGAAGTCTTTTCTCAACAGTAATCTTTCCATATTTTAGCTTAATAGGCAAATATGTATAAGAAAACATTTCTTCTACATTAATATCAATAATATCAATAACTTCTGGAAGTTTACCGTACATCATTAATTGCTTTATCTAAAATACTTTCAACTTCTGCCCAAATTAAACCATCGCCAGGTTTCATACATTTATGAAAAACATAGAATAACTCCATATATTCAGCAACACCTTGACTAGAATTTTTAAAATCAAGTATTGCTTTTTCAAGCCAAGCTTTTTTCATTATTTTACCTTTTTCTTATCCATATTTAACAAAAGCCAAAAAAGAGTATTTATATATAGGTATTTATTATTTACTTTAAGGAGTATATTATGTATGGCGTAATTTATAAAATAACTAATCTTATTAATAAAAAGGTATATATTGGACAAACAACAACCAAACCGCGAAAAAGGTTTAACCAACATATTAATGATTCTAAAAATAATCCTAAAAAATCTATTATAGCACAAGCTATTAAAAAATATGGAATTAAAAACTTTTCTTTTGAAATTATTCTTGAATGTTATTCACAAGAAGAATTAAATTCTAAGGAAACCGAACAAATATTATTATATAAAAAGCAAAAACTTTCATATAATAAGGAATCTATTGCTAATAAAATACCATTATCTAATAATAGTAAAAATAATATAAAACTATATGCTAGTAGTGATATTGGTAAAAAAATTAGATCTAAAAATGGTAAAAATAATCGCGGAAGAAAACTAAAAGGATCATCAAAATTTCATGGAGTATCTAAAAGCAGTAATAGTTGGATTGCTAGTGTAACACATAATAATATTACTAAATATTTGGGAACATATTATACCGAAGATGAAGCAGCACAAGCTAGAGACATTTTTGATATAGCTAATAATTATAAAAACAAATTAAATTTTCCAGAATTATATGAAAAATATTTAAATAATGAAATAACCCCAATTAAAATACTAAAAGGTTCAAGGATTCATAAAAACAAAAAAACAAATTGTAAAACGGTAGGAATTAGTTATTCAGAACAAAGAAAAAGATGGGTTGTTCAATTAAAAGGAATACCTAATAAAAGATTTAAAACATTAGAAGAAGCAAAAGAATATTTATTTAATTCTAAAAAAGTAAACCCCTAATTCCTGAAGAATCCACAGCTTACAGAACCCAATATACTCTAGATCATCAATATTGTCAAGTATATCTTGACCAGTTTTATAACCTTTAATACAAACTCTTTGTAGGCCATAATCTGCTTTTGGTAGAGTGTAATCTAGCCAAAACATTCCCTCGGCATCATAAACATTATTAATAGTACAACCAACAGGAAGTAATATAAATTGTTTCTCAAGAACCGCTATTTGAATATTATTTCCAGTTTTTGTTGGTACTCCGTTAATCCACTCAATACGTCTAGAACAAATATCTTTATCTTCTGGATCAACAATCATCCATACAAAATTACCCTTATAGAAACCATCATCAACATAATCAGTACGAATTACTTTACCTTTTGGGCAATTAGCGTAAAAATATTGATCTTGTCCTACACCACCAATCATAAGATTATATTTAAATATTTTATTCATTTTATCTATCAATCCTATAAATTTCTTTCATTACACCTAGATGTTGAATAGAAATATTCTCTAATAATTCAATATAACAAGTAGAATATTCATCTTCAACTTCTTTAAAAGCCTCTTCTTCACTCATAGCTACAATAGCTATAATTTTACAATAATTCTTGTTGTTTACAGCAAACATAAAAACATCCGGCATACTCATAACATTTTCCTTATTATAACATCTGATTGAATTTTGTCAAGGAATTTTTTTCCTTTTACTATTAGTTTATTAGTATCTTCAAACCAAAATAGAGTAATAATTCCAAATTCTGTTGCTAGAAAAATCCTATGACTTGCTTTTGTATAATGGTTTTCTATTTTATATTGACAAGGAAAACCAATAGAATATTTTTTAAGATTAGTTATTAAATCTTCTTTCTTCTCTTTCTCTGTCATATTTTTCCGATAAGTAAAAGGCTTCAGAATCCGATAGTTCTTCTGAAATCAACTCGTTCATTGTATCTATAAAATCAGAATTGTCAAGAAGTTCTTTTTCAATTTTCTTAATTATTTCTTCTGGAAGAATATTAGAATCCCCAGAAACATTTTCAATCTTTACTTCCCAAATTTCAATATAAGCAGGTTCATACGGAGAGTCTAATGTTTGTTTATACTCTTTATAAGTATTAAATTGAATGCGTAAAGATAGACATAGATATTCATATCCTGTTATAGATTGATTTTCATAATCATAGTCAGTATTAAATATCACTTTGATGATTCCTTTTTATTTAGAATAGACCCTACTTCTTAGTTCTAACAGATTGTTGTAATCTTGGATAAAACTTAGTATAGCCAAGCTTAACTTTAACTTTCAAAGGTTCTAGGCTATTTTCATAATCAAATGTCTCACAATCAAAAATAGTATTAGCTGGTTTAAACGTAAGAAAGTGATCTCGAATAAACATACGAAGTATATCAGTATTCTTATTTTCTACCCAACCTCTATATTGAGCAGTAATTATCTTTCTAATAATCTTTGCTTTATACATTGAATAATTAATACCATCTGGCCAACTATTCTTTATGGTTTTATGCGAAGGCCAATTATTCATAATCTTTCTTCCATTTTTGATTAGACTTTTCGCTGGTTCTTTCTCGCTTTGGTCTGGAATCATGTTTTCCAGATCCGCTTCTTCTATCTATGTGACCATAGTAGATTCTATTTTTTTCTTTAGACTTCATTTTCTTATCCCAAGATTGATTTTTGTTCACTTGAACATTCGCTATTTACTGATCGTTTTTTATTAGTAATTTCATAGCTTACTTCACTAGAAATTGGATCTTCTCGTAGATTATAACCCAGAGAACACTTTTTGCAAAGCATTTTTCTAATAACTTTTGGATATTTATTACCTTCATCATGCAAGGTACGATATTTTTGGGTATATGGAAAACCACAATCTTCACATTTAGACATGGGACTAATAAAACCATGTTTATCTTGACCAAAAACACAATGAGCAACATCACAAGCTTCTATAAACTTTTCTAAAGTTAAATGAGCACCATAAAAAGTATGTCCCTTTTCCATTACTTTAGGATCATCTGTCAAGCTAACATCAACAGATCTTTGAAAGCCCGCTTGACACATAGCTTCTGAATTAGAACTCCAAGGACCATACAAATCCTTTTGTTCTCCATTAACATTAATAGTAAACTTATGTCCACCATAACCTTCACCAGGATTCTTATAGTGAAAAAAGTTTACATATCCATCTTTCTCAGCAAAATATGAACTTCCTTTTTGGTCATATACTAAAGAATCATAATCTGGAATCTTATCTACTAATACTTCCAAAGTAGGAAGATTATCAAATTCTGAATAATTACGAACTTTAGCTGCAAGAATCTTCATTATATTTCCTTAGTGAGTGTTGGTTACTCTTGTATTATACATTGTGAATAGGATTTGTCAAGGATTATATTTCAATTATATGACCTTGATTAAATTCTTCTGGTCTATGATGATTAATAGCTGAACAATTATAAATCTTAACACCGTTCCTAGAAACCATACCAAAATTTGTAATATCTTTTTCATTGTGCAAATGTCCACCAAAAAAACCTATTTTTGGCTTAACTTCTAAAACCCTATTTAACAATGCTTTGCAACCAACTTGGATAAGATTATTATTAAAGTCTTTAGTTAAATCTAGACATCCCTTTGGCATAGTATGACAACATATAATATCAGTATCATCTGGAATACTACTCCAAACTTCTTTACCAATATTTCGTTTATACATATAAGCCCAATCACCGAATCTTGGTGAAAATGGACTCCCAAAGATATTAAGTCCTTCTATATTAGCACTTTCATGTTCTAGCCATATTAATTCAGGATATTCTTCTTTACGAATTAATTTTTTACATATACTTCCATCGTGGTTTCCGGCTATAAAAATCTTATTTTCACATGGTAAAACCCTATACCATTCTAGAAAATTTCTTACCTCTAATTCATTTTCATAAATATTATGTTTGTTAGAACAATCTCCAACAAAAATTATTAAATCAACTTCTGGAATATTTAATTGGTTATGATAAGTGTGAGTATCGCTGAACGCAAAAATTTTCATTATGTTAAAAGACCTTTTATTTCTCGTTGTCTATTGGTAATTTGGTCAAGTTCTTCTTCTAGATTTTTAATTTCTTCTTTTGAAAGAATCTTATCTTCTAATGGAACTATTTCTAGAGTATATCCATTATAATGAAAAACTCCATTATATTCCGAAGAAAAACTTTGAGTACTACCAAAAATACCACACTTAGTCATAATATAATCGTGTGCCAAATCTTTTGTTATAAAGGCTTTATGAAATAACATAGAACCTTTACCTTCTGTAAAATCTGTATTTTGTCTTACAATTGCTATTGTTTGCATTATTCTCTACCAATAAAAGATGGAATTGTAATTCTCTTTTTAGTTTAAGAGTAGTACACCAAGAAATTGAATCTTGCTCTAAAACGTATATAAGACGTTTCCTGACCACCAGCCAGCCGTGTACCGTTTTGTGTATTATACTCTACGGTTAAGATTTGTCAACTGTTTTCTTTAAAAAAGAGTATTTATATATAGAGACAAACTTACTTTAACTCAAACAGGATTCATAATGAGAAAACTTACAGATGAACAAAAAATTGAAATTGTTAAAAAATATAAAGAAGGCGAATCGTCGCTTAAATTAAGTGTCGAGTACAGCGTTTCAAAACAGGCGATATTAAACATTCTAAAAGTACGAAATATTAACATACGAGGTAAAAATGGAAAATAAAATTTATGGCTATGTTTACTTGATAACAAATTTAATTAACGGAAAACAATATGTTGGACAAACTGTTGAAACTATTGAAATAAGATTTGGTAATCATTGTTCGAGTAAAAATCCAGTAATATCAAGAGCTATTAGAAAATACGGGAAGAAAAATTTTAAAGTTGAAGAGATAGACGTAGCTTATAATCAAGAGGAGTTAAATCTTATCGAAGGTGTTTATATTTCGTGGTTTAATACTTTGGTTCCAAACGGTTATAATGTTAAAGAAATAATAGATGGAAAAGGTAGACATAGTAAAGAAACTATTGAAAAAATAAGAAAATCTTGCAATAAGGAAGAAAATTTAAAAATATTTTCAGAAAATGGTAAAAAATTTCGTGGTAAATATTATAAAAAATCTTTACATTCTAAATATATTGGTGTTTATATTAATAAAAATAGATATTGTAGCAAAATATACTGTAGTAAATCAATTCATCTTGGACTTTATAAAAATGAAATTGACGCAGCTAAAGCATATGATATTGCAGCTATTAAATATTTTGGACATGATTGTAATTTAAATTTCCCAAAACTAAGACAAAATTATATTGACAATAAAATTGTTGTTAAGACAAGTTCTTGCACTGACAATTCTTTATCAAAAGAAAAACATATCCATTTTAATAAACAGGATAATAGATGGATTTATAGATGGTTTGATAAAGAATTAAACAAAAAACGTAGTAAAAAATTTAAAAAACTAGAAGATGCAATACTATTTAAACGTTCCAGCTTGGCACTAATCTACAAATGACGTTAGTTAAAAATTCCTGAAAATCCCTTGAAAAATCACTTGCTCCAGTAATGTAATGGGCACATTCCTCAATAATTGTCTGAAAACTTCCACAATCATCTGCATTAATAAATACGCAACCATTCTCATAATAACCCCTAAGAACAGAGCCATTTTGAGCTACACCAGTGAAATTTCTAACTTCTGGCTTAGTTTTACCCATTGTCAAACCAATTGATTCAAGCTTACGCCAAACCTTATTTAGATTCTTAATAGTCGTGTTATTAGCTGCTTGAATACTATAGCCAGTGTTTTCAACTTTAGTCAAAAAGTTTTCAGCAATAGGAATACCAATATCTTTAAGCAGTGATATATTCCTAACATATACAACTTGCTTACCTTTTGCTTTTACAGCTTCTCCTATTTGTTGGTTATCACTTGCTACAGCGTTACCATAAACAGATTCCCAAACCTCTTGGCATAGTTTTTTATCAAATTCCCAGGAATAAAAACGATCTTCCCAAATAGCATTTTCATCTTTAATTCCCTTGAAATACTTTTCTAAGAACTCCTTATTATTACCTAGAATTTTACTACAAGCAACCATACAGCTAGAATCACTCATATTCCTTGTTTCATCAATCTTAGTCTCATCACCAAGATTATAATTAAACATAGAAAATTTACTATACTTATCAGCTTGTCTTACAAAGACTCCCTTTCGATAAATTTTAGCAACAGAGTTTATAGTATTTTCAAAAATTACTTCCTTATCTTTACCAATAAAGTGTAGAAACTTTTCTGATAGATTATTGTAATACTTTTGAACTTCTGGAGTCAAAGGAACATAAATTGACGTAGCATCACTATATGCAATTGGCTTATCTACAATGTCCAAAACAACATTTTTAACACCAACAGCATCAATAGCATTACTAATAAACTCCCTAAGAGTCATTTCAACATTATCCCAATCCATTTCACCAAACTCAAGAGAGAATCCAGTTTTTTCAGTTTGACCTTTATAGGAATAACAAACTCGATTGAATTGCTTCTCTCCCATAAAATCTGGCTTGGAAAAGAATTTTAGTTCATCTTGTCCGAGATATATAACTGGATTAAGACCATAACGAAGTAGAATATTAATAGAGTGTTTTCCGCCGCTGCCAAACATTCCCAGTTTATCACTATTACCTCTTGCCGTAGAAACACCAAGAACAGTAAAAGCTTCAACTGGAGCAATTCCACTATTTTGAATCAAAAGATACATTTTACAAACCTTAAAGAGAAAGTGACTGGCTTTTCTACTATTATACAGCAAAGATATAATCTGTCAAGTATTTATTATACTTTTTCAGCAATTGATTTAACTCGATTAACCATAGTTTGTTTAACACCTTGATATTCATCATGCTTAGTTACAGTAGCTTTGATAATATAACTTTCACCCATCTTATAATCTACTTCGCCACTAGCAAACCAAGTAATGTTCTCACCATCCTTAGTAACAAATTTTACAAGAGTTTTAAGATTATTTCCATATTGATCATTTTCATTGTATATTTCTTTTGTAAATACACAAGTAACAGTAATAGTAAGTCTTTCCTTAACGGCACCAATCCATTCAGACTTTACTGTATTTTTCTTTTCTAGTTCAGTGGCAACTGATTTTTGATAACATGGAATAGCTGCGGAAATATAACCAATATGTTTATATCCAATTCTATCTTGCTTAGCCACGTTTTTAACATTGTATTCAAAATCATTCTTTCCCTCAAGATTTAAAGCCCAATCTAAAGCCTTTTGAGCCATTTCTTTATCTTGATCTTCTACAAATAGCTCATTAGATTCAATCCATTTTCTACTAAAGCTATTTGGAAAACATACATCCCAAGCATGAGATTTTGTTGGGGTTAAATCTGGATTTTCATAAGCAGCTTTTCCAGAAGTATAACCTAACTTACGAACACAAACAGCAACTCTTTCCAAGAAATATAGTGGATCAACAACCAAAATTTCTCTTGGAATATTTTCACTATCCTGAGCCTCTGTAATTAGCTCATAAATCCACGTAAATTGATTAACTAGATTTTCTAGGTCAATTCCTAAATAGTCCTTTAAACAAGTCTTACCAAGCTGTTTGTATTCTCCATTACCATAAACAATAACAACTTCTTTGCGATACCTATTAATTTGGCAATGGTCGCAAAAGAAATTATTGTCACGATATTCAGCAGGAGTTTCTTTTCCTGGAACATTAGCAATAATATTTGTTCCATCTTCCAACTTAGAGATTACTGAAATTAATTCGTAGTCTCCAATTTTTGGGGTCATTCCAGAAACAATAATATCAGACCATTCCTTATTATCTTCTTCGTATGTTTTAACTACCGAAAAAGATAGCTCTACATTACCATACTTTTGGCACTTCTTATTAAGCTTAACAAACTTTTCTTTAAGATCGTTTTCAAGACAGGTAAGAATCTTAAATTGCATAACTACTTTCCTTTGTGTGGGTGATGCTGTAATTATACTGTATGAATTTAGTTTGTCAAGTAGATTCTTTTACTCTTTTTACAATAATTGGGCAATTAACATAAAGAGTATAATCCGATGGAGATACGACGGCATTAATAATCTTTTTATAACATGGTATTGAAATATCTATTGTACTAACAATTGTTATTACTAATATTTTAGCACCCTTTTGAAAAGTAATATTTGCCCCATAATTATCAACAACTTCATATAATCCAGGCTTTACTTTAACTTCAGATAGATCAAAAGCTTCTTCTAGAACAGCTTGCCATTCTTTATCTAAAACTTTAGATTTTATACTATTAGTATATTCATGATAATCTTGAAAACTATCTTCATTAGGATATTTAAAACCATGATCTATACAGAATTTTTCTCCCAGTATTTTTTCTGCTTGCGAATAACCATTAAACATCTGGCCTAAAACACAATTATCATAATGATTCATATTTAGTAAGCTTGGTTTAATTCTAGACTGCCAGCCAGAATGATTATCATCCAACCATTTAACACCTTTAGCAACCAACTCTTTATAATTTACCATGTTTAATTCCTAATGAATAACCTTCTGCAAATAATTTAGCTTTTGGATAAGTGAAACAAGATTTAACTTGACTATGTTTATTAAGAGAAAAAGCATATTCAGTTTCCTGCCTATGCTTTTTAGCCATAACGATTAATCCAGAGATATCAGAAAGATACTTAGTTCTTTCATTAGTAGTCCAGTCGGACATTTACTTAGCCTTATTCTTATTAGCCAATCGACGCTTTCCTCTAGCGGTTGTTGGCGGTTGCTGCTCTTGAGGATTAGTATTATAAACAGTTTGAGCAGGCTTTCCAGTCTTTACACAATTTCCATGAATCGAATAAACAGTTTTCTTTTCTTCTGACATTTTAATTTTCCTTAGAGAGAGTTAAGTAACCGAGTAACGCTTGTAATTATAGCACACAAATTAAGATTGTCAACTTTAATCTTCTATAATATTATCTCTGCAATCTGGAGCAGGAATAAAATCACCAATTAAAATAAATCTACCAATATAATTAGTGTAATCCCTATTGCTTTTTTCGTAGAAGCTACCATTTGCAACAAATCCTATAAATGGATTGGGATATTCTTTATCAATATACCAATAATATCCAGATTCTTTTGGCATATTTTTAGTAAATTTCATATTAATCCTTTTTAAGTAACTTGGCTCGCTGTTTGGTAGCATTATAACCTAGCTTATCAAGTTTGTCAAGCTTTTCTTTAGTACTTAATTTAGAATATGCTTCATTACGAGACTTAGCGTCTATTCTTTTAACTTCTTTATTCTGCATTATATTCCTTCTCCAAGAAAGTTGTTTTTAACTTTTTCTTCATAATATCGTGTAACAAAGTGTTGTAAATACTTTTCTAATTCAATATTATGACAATTTATTACTAAATATCTTTTACCAGAACCATAACAATAAGAACAATCTTTACGATAAAATGAATCTTCTTCAGGTATCCTACCAGTACCATTACAATCCTGTTTAGGCTCTATTGGAATAGATAAACACCTAACCTTCCAATAAAACTTATTACCTTGAGCATCTACGAATATAGGCTGGATTTGATCCTTTTTAGTTTGGTTAGACATATTATCGCCAATCAATATTACTAACATCTACCTGGATTCTTTTACCATTACGTTTTACTATTACTTCAACTTCAAATTCATCTGAAGGATATGTAGCTAAATCATCTGCATCAAAAACATCATCAATAACAAATTCTTCAAGATCAATACTTAAACCAATCACAACTGGTTCACCACAAATATCAGACAGCGGCTTATTAAGATGCTTAGCAAGATTCTTAAGTAATTCTCTACCTTCACCACAAGAATCTTCGTACAAATTATTTTCAGAAGCAGCCTTAAACAATTCTTCCAACATCAAACGATCTTTAGATTTGGCCATGATTAAATCCCTTTGGGTATAAATAAAAATAGGGCGATTTTTAAAAGCTAATCTCAAAGGACTAGCAGAGAACCACCCATAAACTCTAAACAGCAATACTAATTACTGAGCAAGCATCTTTTCCAATTCTTCAACTGGAAGATCTTCTAATTCTTGAGACTTCTTACGAAGAATAATATCTTCAATCTGACTCTTCTTAGCATTAGTTTCAGCACGCTTACGATTAGCTTCTTGAGTAGCAAGCTTATCAGCAATAATAAACTTAAGAATATCTAATTGAAGTTCTAGGTCACTCGAAACCCTTGACTTAACTTCAATAAAGCTTTCTTCTGCTTCTGCCTTAATTTGCTTATTAACATCCTTAGCAATAGTATCCAAAGATGTAAGACTAAGATCAAAAAGATCTTCCGCTGAAAGCAAACCCTTTTTACAACTAAAACGAATCTTATTACGAGTAGCACGTTCAAAAATCGACATAATCATTCTCCTAGAAATTAACCTTTAAAGTTCTCTTAAATGCACCATTAACACGAACAATAACACTATCTTTCTTAGTTTCCGAGAAACCTAATCCAGACAACTGATTCTTATCTTCTCCTATTTTAACCTTAGAACCAACAATTTCAAGTACTTTCCTGTGAGTATTTAATTCTTCTTTCAAAAACTCATTAAAGAATGGCCTTGGAGTTTCATCTGAAACACAATTCTCAAGCATAAACATATAATGCTTATTACCAACTTGGTTTCCCCAATAGTTTGGTGAAAGCATTGATTGCTTAACTTTAACAAAAGTATTAGTCTTTAGTCCCCACTTTTCCTTTGTTAAAGTCTTAGATTGAACATTCTCCTTAAATACTATTCCATTATCCCTTGTCCAATTAAATTCAACAATATCATCACGCCTGTTATTAGGATTAATATCTTTAGTAAATTCTGTAATTTGACCATTACATTCTATCTGTAAAGTATATCCTTGATTATCAGTTTCTCTCTTATTGTAATTATTCACAAGAATCGTGTAAGATCCTTCTTTCATTTGGCTTGGGTTAGTCCAAATAATATTTTCAACTGGAGTTCTAGTAGTTCCATATCCAGCATTCATATCAACATCTAATGTACCAGAAGTATTAGAGGTTCTACTTCCAAAGTAAATCCTATTGTCATTTGGCTCAATACAATGAATATCTAGATCATCATAATTACTCCACGATAATGATGCTCGTAATACTCCTATAACATTACCACCAGCAGCCTTTACTCTTTCTTTAATAGAATCTGTAATACCACCAGTATAAGACCAGGAAAAATCATTATCCCACTTAAACAATTTATTAGTATTGTTTTGAGAAGTAATAACCGAAACAAAATTTGATAGATGCTTATTCTCCAATAGGACTTCCATTGATTTAGTCTTAGGAATAACCTTTTCAACAAAATCCTTAATAGAAATTTCTTCTACCTTACTTAGCTTCTTAATATCTACTGTTGTTTCCTTTGAAATTTCACCGAAAACATCTTGAACTTCAGAAGTCTTATCAATAAATAATAGATTATCTACACTAATATCCCTAGCAGTAGCATAACGTCGATCTAAACTATCAATTAAATCTAGTTGAGCTAATGTTTCTTTAGCTGCTTCAATCATTTTCGGGGTAACTAATGCTGTTGGTCGCTTATAATTCAGCGGGGCGACAACCTTTTCAAATCTACTAACAGCAGTATCTAATTCCATTCCACTACTAAGATCAATTAGAAGTGTACCAATTGAAGAATTACGAATATTTGTAATAGCTCCAGAAGTTTCTAGAGACTTAGTCCAACAATAATTATCCTTATCTGACTGCTTAACCTTAGCATATTCTTTCTTAAGCTTTAGAAACTGCTTTAGATTAGCTTCAAATTCCTTACCTCGATAAAGAGAATTTTGATCAATTAGTTCTAGTACTAGTTCTACTGATTCAATAGTAAGTTCTTCAAGTGCTCGCTTAAAAACACTTTGAGTAGTACTATTTCTACCATTTACAGTTGGAATTTGATCCTTTGGCTTAATAAACTTCTTATCTAGCTTAAAGTGAAAGTGTTCCCAAACAACATTACTTTCCTTATCTAGATTCTTATCAGTACCACAATTAATATAATCATTAAAAAATGTAGAATGAATAGATAGAGAATGAATATACTTCTTAATATTCTTAACCGATTCTACATATTCCTTTGGCGGAGATAGGTTATCCCAAATTGAAACAATCTTATTATCAACAATTGTAACAATTCCAGCAAATTGACGCAAAAATGACTTACAACAATTACAAGTATGTTCTTGCTTTAGATTATCTGTAAAACCATCTAGATAAAGCTGATAAATCTTATCCTTATCAACTTCAATATAAAACAATTGACTTTGTTGCATCTTATTAAGATTAGATTCAACTGACTTTTTAAGATCTTTAAACATTTTTAACCCTTAAGAAAACAAACAAAAATAAAGTAGCCCAGCTAGGTTACGATCCTAGTCCAAGTCTTTAGAAGAGACTTATGCTTCCATCACACCCCAAGGCCATGTTTTAATTATATTCTACGTTTAATGATTTGTCAAGTAAAATTACAAACTATCTAATTTACTTCCGACAAAAATAGCTGATATAATCATTAATGATAATACTAGTATTTCATGAACGCCATAATTATTTTTAACAATAAATCCACCAACAAAACCAGCAGTAAAACTCAACAATATACTATAAAACATTATGTTTCCTTAAAAAATATAATAATTAGAATAATTGGGAAAGATTCTTGAAGGAGTAAAAAATCCTTCCCGAATTATTCTAAATTTAGGCCGCTTTCTGTTAATTTTTATAGCTAGCCATATCTAATAGTTAGTATATTCCTACTAGATTTACAAACTTACAGTATCTTCGGTTTCTTCGCTCTTAACCTTCTTTGAGGGAAGATTTAGACCATTCTTTTGAAGTAGAGAAAGAGCAAATTCATTCCCGCTCAACTTCTTCTTCTTAGTTCCTTTAGTAAGACTACTAACGGGAGTTCCCAAATTTGTTAACATTACATTAACAGCTTTAAATACTTGGTTTTGTTGACCAAAATTATAAGCCTTATACATTTCTTGCAATGTATTATAGCGACCATTTTCAAGTGCTTCAATAGCATCAAAAACAGTTGATACCTTAACACCCTTACCAGCGTCAAGATTCATTGCTTGACTAAACTCATTCTTAACAATCTCAAAATTTTCACGAAACATAATTCAATCTCCAAAAATAGTAAACAAACGTAAGTAACAAACATATTATAGCATGACAAAACGTTTTGTCAAGCAGTTTTTCTTCAAAAAGAGTATTTATATATAGGTATGAATTATTATAACCTTTAGGAGTTAAAATGAGAAAGTTATCAGATCAACAAAAGATTGAAATAGTATCAAGATATATAAATGGTGAATCATCTACAAAACTTAGTAAAATCTATGGTGTATCAAAACATTCTATATTATCCGTTTTAAAAGTAAGAAAGGTGGAAATTCGTGGAAAATAAAAAAATTTATGGTTACGTGTATTTAATCACAAACAAAATTAACAATAAACAATACGTTGGACAAACTATTCAAACTATTAAAGCAAGATTTAACAACCATTGTGGAGGTAAAAAACAAGTAATATCAAAAGCCATTAAAAAACACGACAGAAAAAATTTCATAATTCAGGAATTAGCTATAGCTTACAATCAAGAAGAACTAACTTTTCTTGAAGGAATATATATTTCATGGTTTAATACCTTAGCCCCGAACGGTTATAATATAACAGATATAATTAACGGAAAAGGAAAGCTATCTAATAATACTATACAAAAAATGAAAATCGCTAGTAATAAGCCTGAAAGATTAAAACTATCCTCTCAGAATGGTAAAAAACATAGGGGAAGAAAATATAAACAAAATAGTACATCTAAATATGTTGGTGTTATTGAAAATAAAAAATCGTTTATATCAAGAATTGGATTTAATAAAAAACAAATTAATCTTGGTTATTATAACAATGAACAAGATGCTGCAAAAGCTTACGATATAGCTGCTATTAAATATTTTGGCAGTGATGCTATTTTAAATTTTCCAGAACTAAAAGAAAGATATATTAAAAATAAAATAATTGTAAATAAAAAAACTTTAAAATCTAAAATAAAAGGAATTTGGTTCTGTAACACTAAAAATAGATGGCAGGTTATATATTATGATGTAATTTTAAATAAAAAGCGTTGTAAAAATTTTAAAACTTTACAAGATGCTATTGAATTTAAATATTCACAACTTAATGTTTAACACTCTTACATTATACAGTATGATTACTGTTTGTCAAGAAACTTTTCTAATTCTTTTAAGAGTATCTATCTTTTCTTTCCATTCTTGAGTATGACTAGCAAACATATATTGTCTACTATCAATTTTAGATTTTAATTCTGGATAATTATCAATAACGGTTTCATATTTTCCAAATACTTGATCTAGAATACAATTATGGGTCATATTTAGATATTTTGTATTGACCTTATTAAGCCAATTTGGATCTACTGTATTAAGCCATCTTACAGAATTATTAATAAGTCTATCAATAGTTTCTTTATTCATTATAAACAGTCCATCCTATTCCTTCAATATATTCTTCAATTGAACCACCAACAGAAGTGTAATACTCTACAAGAATATGATTAATAGTATCAAAAGCTCTTTCACACTCTTCAAAATCATCAAACTTAGAAGAATTTAAAGTACTATCTGGTAGATATAACCTAAACCTATACATCTGATTTCGACCTTTTTAGATTAGCTTTTACTTAGGAGTTAAATCTATAATCTTAGCTGTAAACTTTTTCTGTAATTGTTTCTTAATAAACTCTGCCTTAGCTGGATGTAAAGAATATCCAACAAAACTTATTAGGTTTTTCTTTTCGTCAATTCTACCACAGGCATAATTATCATCTTTAAATAGATTTAACACCCAATCTGTATGAGAAGTGTTTTCTTTTAATAGTAATTTATCTTTATAAAACCAACAATAACCATTATAATAATTATCATGACCAATATCTAAATAATTCATAGTAATTAATTTCCAAGCAATTCAGTAACACGAATAGCCATTTTATAAATAGCTTGTCTTGATTCACTAATCACATTATTCCATTCTAGATACTTAGCATATTCCATATAAAAGCCAGCAACATCATCTTCTGCTGCTAGCTTTTTAAGTTTGTTCCACCATTCTTTTTCTTTTTCTGGACTATTCATTAATCCATTCTGCTTCCCATATAAGCCTTTTCAATTCCATTTTGCTTAAGAGTATTAGCGAAAGCAGCAGCATAAGATTCTTTTAGTTGCATACTTTGACCATAATCACTGACCCAAATTGTTACACCACCAGCATAACTATCTTTTCGGGCTAGATTATTCTTCTTAAGCCAATTTGAAAAAGGATGATTTCCAGGTTTAATATTAATCCAAGAAAATCCACACGGACCACTAGGAACAACTTCTTGCGTAACAACTGGAGAATTATCATCAAAAGGATTAGCCCTTTGAGTAACAATCATTGGTGTTGGAATACACTTATTAGCAGCTTCTTTTCCAGCCTTATCAGCAATCTTAAAAAGACCTGCCCAATCTTCTTTGATTTTAACCTTACCAGTAGCACCAAAGCTACGAAGATCAGATTCAATATCAAAACCATTTTTCATAGTATCAATCAAATTAGATGCTTGAGAAACATTCATAACACACTTTGTAGTATTCAAACCAGTACCACAAAATAGTGCCCACAATTGTTTCTTAGTTGCTGGAGCATTTAGTTTGCTAATCGACATTTTTCAAACCCTTAGAGAAAGTTAAGTTTAGCCGTTGTTGGCTTGACTCTTGTATTATACAGTATGAAATTAGTTTGTCAAGACTGTTTACTAAGCTTTTTATTATGTTTATAGATCAATTTATAAATAGCTTTTAAACATTCTTTCTTATTAAAAGAAGGAATTAACTCGTTGTTCACCAATTTTTTGTTTAAAGCATCTGATTTACTATTACCACCAGCATAATCACCATATTCTTCAAACATTTCTTCAGCAATCTTTTGAATTACATCTGCGTTTTTAATTCTTTCTCTTTCTAAAAGTTCTTCTTTACTAACACTATTAACCTCTACTTCAAAATCATACCTAGATTGCATATTAGCAATAGCTAATTCTTTAGTAAGAACTGTAACAATAACACCATTTTGTAAAATAAAAACACAATTAGCAACTTCATTAAGCAACATTAATGAGTTACCCTTTTGAATACCAAAAGGAACAGCATTTTCATAAATAGTTTTTACATCTTCTGGTAATAGCCCAAACCTATTCCATAGTTGATCTTTAGCATGGTCAGTAAAAATCATTTAATAAGACCCAAATCTATAAGAATAAAAAGCTTCTTCTATATCATCGCTAGGTTCAAAACTAAGAAGTTCAAGTTTTTTAATATCTTCAGGAGAAACAATTGCTGGATCAATACTTACTAACAATATATCATGTTCGCAATGAGTTGGCCATTTTGGATTACCATACTTTAAAAATATTTGTAAAGCCTCAATAAGATCAGACATTATTACCTTTCCCAACATGGTTTAC